ATGGCCGTTAGACCTATTTTCGTCCCTACAAACTCTGGACACGTCCTGTCAATTACGAAGGACGTAGATTTTCCTTGGTCCCCGGGGATGTCTAAGTCGCAAAAGCAAAAATCGATAAGGGCATTACATACAGCTGCTAATGGTCTGGGCCTTAACTCACTATTAGAAATTTCTAGTAAATCTGAAGATGCACTAGGAGTAGAGCTTAGTGCGTTTAATCTTAGAATTAAGACCAAAAAATTAGGTAAAGAATTCTCAGTTGAGTCAGCATTTCAGGCAAGTAAAGTCTTTGAATCAGGTGGACCCTTTGTTGATATATTAGATAAAACATCTATCGATGCAAAAAAAGATATAAGACTAAAGGAATCAGGAGGACTAGTTAGTTTTAATTTTTATAATACAATATGGCCGCTTGTCCCTAGAACAGCCTTTTATGATTGGCTGTATTTGAGTGCGCTCAATCAAAATAAAAAACTAGCTCTGCATCTTTTAAATTTCGATGGATTTACTGATATTGAATTTAATCCGGCTAAATCTATTAATTGTCAAGCAAGGACTGCTGCTCTTTTTGTTTCTTTGGTAAAGAGAAATATGTTAGAAAAAGTTTTGTCTTCGCAAAGTGAATTCCTGTCGATATTGGCATCTCATTATGGTGTCGAGAGTTACTCAGTGCAAAATGTATTGATATGATTAATGGCCTGTAAAGGCCATTAGCTTTATCTCATCATAGTCCTACTCTTAATCTGGCCGAAGTATTTCCATCATATTCTTTTAGATATGAACCATAATGTCGGAATAACATTTCCGGACCCTTATGCCCCATCTGGGTAGCTAGCCAGAATAGGTTTGCACCTTGACTGATGTGCCGTGTGGCGAAGGTGTGTCGCGTCTGGTATGGGTTACGATATCTGATTCCTGCTTTACGTAAAGTAGGAACCCATGCTTTCTTCCTTATAGCATCTGCACCTGCCCAGGCTTTTCCCGTTTTTGGATCTTCAAACACTGTTGCGTCCTTCATGAACGAAAACGGCTTCTGGCTCGACAAGGCAAGCATCGCCTCGTTCGTTAACTCGACCTTCCTTGTGCCAGCTTTGGTTTTGGTCCCCTTGGTTATACCTGCAACACTAGCGCTCTGAACGTGAGCAGTTTTCTGAATAAAATCTATATCTTTCCATCGAAGTGCACACAGTTCTGAGCTGCGCATTCCTGTATGGATCGCAAACCTGAACAGGTTTTCCCACTGCTTATTGCCAGCTGATGTTAAAAGGGCGTCCACTTCCGCAGGTGTTAACGGGTCAACAACGTAATCATCCTCTGTCTCAGTCTCCTTGCTCCTGTATCGTGAAGCGGTGACTAGAGATACGGGGTTTATTTGTAATACCCCATCAGTAATAGCCTCATCTAGTGATGAGCGTAGAAACGATAACTGGTTACGTATCGTCTTCAATGTTGTTTTTTGATTCTGGATCCATGTTTTTAATGCTGCTGGCGTTAACTCACTGGCCGGGAAAATGTGGAGCTCAGACAGTGCGCTACGGCATTTTTTATACCCGCCAATGGTGGAGGGGGAAAGATTCCTCGTTTCGCAGATCTTCAGGTATTCATCGAGGTACATTTTCACGGTTTTCCCGGTCGCAGCATTACCGAAAATTTTTAACCTCGCCGAACGAGGGAAATACTCAGCATAGATAAATGTTCCACGCTCAATTTTGTTGTAGATTTCGCCGAGCGTGCGCTCGGCATACTTAAGGTTTTTGTTGTTCACTTCAAGATTGGAAAGGGGCTCCCTGCATTTAACCCCTTTGTATGTGAACGTTATATTGATGGTTTTGCCGCCGCTGTGTTTCCTGATGGTTATGCCGCGCGGGAGTTTAGGCGATTCTGTCGAGCCCATTTTGCAACCTCACTAAGATCAATCCATCTCTCCTTAACGCCAGGGACTTTTAGCACTTGAACCCCTTCGCGCCACACTCCGCGTTGTACACGCTTGGTGACTGCATCCGGGGTTTCGCCAGTCTCTTTGCAATAAATTGAGATGGGAACACAATCGAGGCTCAGCATATATTTCTCCATTACCCCGGCTGCACCCGGGGGAATAATCAGTTGTTGCTGGTGGCTGGTATCAGTTTTTGCCAAATTGCCGTGACATACTTGGCCTGATGACGAGCATCCGCTAAAGCATTATGAGCTACGCCATCAAATGGCATTTCTCTTTTAGGATCGAAGCCTACCTGTCGCCCCAGCAGAACGATGGTTCGCACATCGCTGTCATTCCAGAATTGCCAAGGGCAAGGCTGGCCGGCGCGCTCATAAGCACTACGTAAAATAGTGTTATCAAACGTGGCCCCATTACCCCATACCTTCAGGAATTTAGGATCCGTATTGCGGTTAATGAAGTGGCTCAGTTCAGAAAGGGCCGCCGCGATTGGTAAAGTGTCATCAACGCAGATTGCGGACCGTGCTTCCGGGCTTTGCTTCAGCCACCAGATGATGGTGTCGCCATCAGGGACAGCCCCTTGCTCCATTGCGCTGGCGAGGTTCACGGCGGTGTAGTATTCCGGGCCCAGCTCACCGCTAAGTGGATCAAAGAATACAGCGCCAATGGCGACAACAGGCGCGTTTGGTTTCGTGCCCATGGTTTCAAGGTCGATCATTAAATGGTTCACGTTAAACACTCTCCTGTTGTTGAGTTTCTTCATTCTGAGCTGATTGTGCGGTGGTCGCAGTTTTACGGTAATCTCCTCTTCGTAGAAAGTTTCCGGCTCGATGTGTGCAACATGACAATCGTTGATAATGAAATTTTTCAGTCCCACATTCTCCGCCGCCAGCTCCCTGCACTTGCTCTCGGCGTTAGCGAGCTGTACTGCAAGGTCTGCGTTTTGTGATTGCAGCTCTTCGATACCAGCTTTTGCGATATCACTGGCCTTTTCCACGACACTCATCAACTCGTTAATCGCAGCCAGTTTTGATTGCTGCAATGCACATTTTTTCTCTAGTTCTTCGTATGTTGGTTTTCCGATAGTGGTCATTGGGCTGTTCCTTTCCTGGCTTTACTCAACAGCTGGTTAAACATCATGGTTAGGCTGTTACTGCACCCAAACGGCATATCGTTAACACGGTATGTTGGAATGCCTTTGCGAACACCAGACTTCACGATCCGGCCAGTACCATAGAGTTGCGATAATGCACCGGCGACCACAGGCGTCTTTTTATTCATCCCTTTAGCTATTTCACCGCTGGTGGTATTCGGGTGAGCCTGGAGATATTCAAATACGGTCATGGCGTTTTACCTTTACGTTCCTGTTCCAGTTGCACCAGAGACTCTTTTAATGCTGCGAACGTAGCTTCCAGTCTGGTGGCGACTTCGCGCATAAGCGGTGCATGCTTTGGTGGCAGTTCAGCAACGGAGGCAAAAGCCTCCGCAACGAGTTCTTTTACCTTCATGCGGCACATTGGCGCAGCTCCACCAGTTCGTTAAAGCGGTTCATGAACAGGCCATAGGCTTGACCAGGACGGAGAGGGATAACCTGAACGAGATCAGAACAGGGAATACCTTCGAGAATTTCCCACTTCGAACCGTCATCGATTTCCAGATCACGGCGCTCGGTAGCTAACATGGTTAGATCGGCATATTTCACGACAGCAGCTTGTTCAAGAGAGATACCGAATTTAAAGCGAATAAGACCATCAATATAAGTTTCCATGCGTTGGTAGTCAGGCAGCAAGGCTTTGAGCGGGGCTGGAATATCCTGGCAATATGCCTCCGCAGCGTCGTGCATCAGCGCTTCAAAGGCGAACTCTGGCGGCACAATCTGGCTTACAAGCACAGAGTGCTGGGCCACGCTGTAGAACTCTGGGAGATGCCCAGCGAATCGACAGATGTTGGAAAGAGCAGTCGCGATATCCTCAACATCGATATCGTCGATTGTGGCGGTCAGGTAGTTAAATTTTTTACCGGATAATGTCTGAATGTAGCTCATGATTTTCTCCATATTGGCGCGCTGCACCGCGCAGATTTTGGTTGCACGAATCCCTCGCCGGGTGGCGATAATTAATGGAATTACGCTTCAATAAATCCCCGCGGCGCCGGGGATTTAATGCAGAGCAATTAGGCTTTAAAGTTACCGATGAAAGTTTCCACTGATTCACCTTCGAACTTGCTGATCAGCAAATCGCGGAATTCGTTGGCGATCTCTTCTTCCTGGGCTTCAAGTTGGACGATGCGCAGAACAAAGCAGGGTTCATCGCTGGTCAGCAGGCTGTTACGCAAGCTAAAGCGGCGTTCGCCCAGACCTTCATACGGCACACATTTGAACTCGAACGCCACAGGCATTACGTCTTTGCTGCTTGCTTCAACGCTTTGCATCAGCGATTTTTTACCAGCGAAATCACCAGTTTCATGGTCCTGCTGTGTTGCTTGCTGAATAGTGATACGACGCACAGCCTGAGCAGCCTGGGAAATCTGCATCGTATTGCCATCAGCATCAAACGCCAGGAGGTAATCGCTACAGTCTTCCAGCCATTCGGCGATTTGCTTTTGCTTCAGGCGTTGACCATCGATCTGCAATAGCGCGCGGAACGGGGCGGTTTTCTTCAGGGTGATTGAAGCAACGTTATCGGCGTGACCGGGATTATCCAGGGTGCCGATGTTGAACACTGAACGGGCGGTCATGTTGTCAGCGTCAATAAAGCAACGAGCTGGCTCACTGTCGCTGGCGTAACCTTTAGAATAACGTGCGAAGTCGTCAATACTGGTTGTGGTCATTGCGCCACGAAAGCGGAAACGCTCCAGAGAAAAGCGCTCGAGGCTTTCAACGCCAGTACCCTCTGGCAGTAATGCGGTCGGGCAAGCCAGGCCATGAATATCATTCAGGTGATAACCGGAAAGAACCAGGTCTTTGACCTGCTTGAAGGTACCGCTGTCTAACTGAGACATAAAAATTCCTTATTAACTGATGATCAAAGTGGTATCAGTGAGTTTGTTGTTGCGGATCACTGAGCCGCTTTAAGCTTTCCATCCACCGCGCCAGTGATCCCAAACAGCTGGCCCTGATCTTCCTGCAGGATGGTGAGCTTCCCGCCTTTGTTGACCCACATCGGGGTTTCGGTTGTGTCCTCTTCTGAGGCTTTACCACGCGGTGTTGGGGTGCTGTAGTTCAGCTTGTGCTTGATCTTGACGCGCTTCTCTTCAACGGAATTACCCATGCGCTCAAAATCAAATGTGAGGACTACTTTGCCTTTGTTGCCGTTGTTCAGAACGCCAAGCGCGGTGGTATTAAGTGCTGCCGCGATTTTGTTCATGAACACGCCGGCATCCAGTTCGCCAAGAAAATCTGGCACTACGGTCATGCGGTCATTACTCATGGTTTTACCCTCGTTAAGGCGGCTGCAACCGCCGAACTTTCTCCATACACAACAGAGAAGGGCACCTGCATTTGTAGGCGACTGCAACCGCCATCCTCTTGCCCGGGTGGATTGGGTTATGAGCCCGTCGCCCGGTGATGCCCTTTTCTGTTGTGCCCTGAAAAAGGCTGGCGGTTACCGGACAAGTGGGAAAACACCGGGCCGCCAGAATAGTGATACAAGGCATTTGTTATCTTCACCAAACGTACCAATGATTACGTTTGATAATTTAAATGTACCTTTAGTTACCTTGGCGGTCAAGCGGGTAATGTACTTTATGTTACCTTTGAACGTGTAAAAAAGCCGAGGCTATGCTCGGCTCCTAATTTTGAAGGGATTAGATGTTTTGAGTGATTTGTACAACTTTTCCGACAATGCGACAGTTACCATCAATTTGAATTGGCTTAAATAACGGATTCAGTGGCATTAGGTATGAGTAGGGGCTATCCCAAACTAATTTTTTAACCGTTGCTTCTGAAGTCCCATCCAAAATAGCAACAACTATTTTCCCATATAGATCATCAAGCTGCCCATAATGGGGCTCGACTATAACAATAGAACCTTCAGGTATAGATGGAAGTCCTTGCGGGTTAGTCATCGACTCCCCGCGGACTACTAACCCAAACGCTTCATCCGATACATTTGCAGTTGTTTGAGTCCAGGAAATCACGTCTGTAAGTCTTGAGCAGGCATAGCTTTCCGTCCATAAACCGGCTTGAACTGCCGATATGATCGGTACAGCTACAGGGGGTTTCAAAAAAGGTACGACGCGCGTGTCGTCAATGGCCTCATCACCGCTTCCATAGAGTATCCACTCTGGTGTTGTTGATAGAGCCTGAGCCAACTGGTGAAGGTTCTCACCATCAGGCTTAGTCGTGCCGTTTTCCCATTTTGTAACCGATACACGGCTTACACCAAGCTTTTTAGCCAGTGCTAGTTGGGTTATATCCAGCTGGATTCGTCTGGATCTGATGCGGTCTTTCATCTCTGTTTTCATGTAACCAATGTTACACCCTTTTTCTGTAACTGTTGTTTGCTATTTAATGTACCTTTTGTTACCTTTATCTCATTCATTACACCGGAGGAACTATGTATAAGTCCGAAGTCGTAAAGCATTTTGGCGGTATCTCTAAAACCGCTGTTGCTTTGAATATCTCACACCCTGCCGTATGTCGTTGGGGAAAGGTCATCCCTGAGAAGCAAGCCTTCGTAATAGAGAGAATTACTAATGGGAAACTTAAGTATGACGCATCCCTGTATCACAAGATTACAGGCGTATCTGCTAACCAGTAACCACAGGAAAAAGGAGTAAGCCGTGGGTAACGAACCTATTTGGAAAGTCGAACGTCAGCCTTCTTGGCTGGTGGTAGCGATTAAAAAAACGATTACCGATCTGCATGGTGGATATGCTGAGGCGGCGGAATGGTTGGGTGTGACAGAGAACGCATTGTTTAACCGCCTTCGCGTTGATGGTGACCAGATCTTCCCACTGGGCTGGGCAATGGTTTTACAACGTGCTGGTGGTTCAACTCATATCGCTGATGCCGTTGCGCGCCATTCTCAGGGCGTATTTGTACCACTGGCAGATGTTGATGATCTGGATAACGCCGATATCAACCAGCGCCTGATGGAGTCCATCGAATGGATAGGTCGTCATTCTAATTTTGTGCGTAAAGCCACGGCTGATGGGGTAATTGACGCAGATGAGCGTGCTCAGATTGAGGAAAACAGCTATCAGGTTATCGCGAAGTTCCAGGAGCACGTAGCGCTTCTTTATCGAGTTTTTTGTGTCGCTGAAAAGAGTGACGCCCGCGAGTGTGCAGCTCCGGGCGCCTTGGCGAACAACTCTTCGAGTATGGAGAAATAATCCGCATGAGCAGTTTAACGGCTTTTAACCGTCTACCGCAACTCAGGATGATCCCGGTTTCGGGTACTCCGTTGTTTCGGTATGAACGCAGATTATCAAACCGCTGGGTTCCGTGTAACCACAGTAGGGCGGTTTCAATTGTGGGGGTCTACAACCGGAGGGCAAAACGCCTGTGCGCGAACTTAACCGAAGGTTCAAAGACCACCGCGGAGTGCCAGTCCGTGTTATCCGCTGGGAGCCAGAAACACAGCGCGTTATCTATCTGCGTGATGGCTACCCGCACGAATGCTTCAGCCCACTTGAGCATTTCAGGCAAAAGTTCAGGGAGATAACGGACGATCATGAGCACTAAATTAACCGGCTACGTATGGGATGGTTGCGCGGCGTCGGGCATGAAGTTGTCTAGTGTCGCGATCATGGCTCGCCTCGCTGATTTCAGCAGCGATGAGGGCGTGTGCTGGCCGTCCATTGAAACTATTGCTCGCCAGCTTGGCGCAGGGCCGAGCACTATCAGAACGGCAATCGCAAAGCTTGAAAAAGATGGCTGGCTCACGCGTACACAGCGCCGTAATGGTAACCGTAATGCTTCGAACGTGTACCGACTGAATGTGGCGAAACTTCAGGCTGCCGCATTTTCTCAACTGTCAGATTCTGACACGTCAAAATCTGACGCATCAAAATTTGACGCCTCAAAAACTGACCCGTCGAAATCTGGCAAAAACGGAGGTTTTGACCCGTCAGAATCTGGCGGGGATCCGTCAGTAAAATCAAAACAAGATCCACAAGTAACTTCAAAACCCTCTTGTCCGGTTGCGGCGCAACCCGACCCTGAGGTTGTGATTACTGATCAGGCCAGACAGGTTTTGTCTTACCTGAACCAGACAACTGGTTCACGCTACCAGGTATGCAGCACGTCGCTGGAGAACATTCGCGCCCGTCTGCGGGAACAGTTCACTGTTGATGATCTGTGCCTTGTGGTGGATTACAAAAACGCTGATTGGCGTGATAGCGAGCAGGCTCAATACCTCCGCCCGGCAACTCTGTTTATTCCAAAAAACTTCCCCGGTTACCTGCAAAGCGCGACCAAATGGTCTGCCGCTGGGCGACCTGAACGCGTTAACGGTAAATGGGCGACTAACTCAGCCAGCCGCGCAAACTTCCAAAATGTTGACTATTCACTGCCAGAAAATTCGGGGTTCCGCTCATGATGCCAAATAAGTATTGCCAGGCGCTGGCTGAACTGCGCAGTAAACCAGCTCACGAATTGAAAGAAGTTGGAGATCAGTGGAGGACACCTGATCTGCTTTTCTGGGGGATCAACGCGTTATTTGGCCCATTAGTTCTGGACTTGTTTGCTGACGACGACAACGCGAAATGCCCGGCATGGTACACCGCCGAAGATAACGCGCTGACCCAGGATTGGTCTGAACGTCTGGCAGAACTAGGTGGTGCAGGTTATGGCAACCCACCGTATAGCCGTTCGCAGTACCACGAGAAACAGGCGATCACTGGTATGACGCACATCATGAAGTACGCAGCAGCCCAGCGCGAGAAGGGCGGTCGCTATGTATTCCTGATAAAAGCCGCGCCGAGTGAAACGTGGTGGCCGGAAGATGCCGATCACATTGTATTCATTCGCGGGCGCATTGGGTTCGATCTGCCTGTGTGGTTTATACCGGCTGACGAAAAACAGAAGCCCACCAGCGCGTTTTTTGCCGGTGCCATAGCTGTATTTGATAAGTCATGGCGTGGTGAGCGGTTCAGCTATATCAACCGTACAGAACTGGAGGAAAAAGGGAAGGCGTTTATGTCACTGGTCGAATTTGCCGCGGGAAAGGTTCAGCCACCAGCCACCATGGTGCCAGAGCAAGAAGAACCCATTGTAGCACCAGCAGTATTACCTGATGTGGATTCGCGTATCTGGCCGCTTGAGGTTGGTCTGGTGTTCAACCAAGTTGAGGGGGCGGATTCTCTGGACGCATCGCAGCAGAACAAGCTGAAAGCGAACATTAACCAGCTGTGGCTTGAGCGTATGCCAACCAGCGAAATCATTACTACTGCTGGTGGACTGGTCAGCAGCATGCAGGGGGTAACCCATGCGTGAGATTATCGTAGATAACTTTGCTGGTGGCGGTGGCGCATCAACGGGTATTGAACTGGCGATCGGGCGCAGTGTGGATATTGCGATCAACCACGACGAAAACGCCATTGCGATGCACAAGACGAACCACCCGGACACACTGCATTATTGTGAATCCGTTTTTGACGTGGATCCGGTAGCTGCCACCGGCGGTAATCCTGTCGGCCTGGCATGGTTTAGCCCGGACTGCCGACACTTCTCGAAGGCAAAAGGCGCAAAGCCAGTGAAAAAAGAGATACGCGGTCTGGCCTGGATTGTTCTGCGTTGGGCACTGGCGAAGAGACCGCGCGTGATGATGCTGGAGAACGTGGAAGAGTTCAAAACGTGGGGACCGCTGCTGGCCGATGAAATGCGTCCGGATCCTGCCCGCACTGGCGAAACATTCAATGCATTTGTCGGCATGCTGTCCACTGGCATTCCTGCTGACCACCCGGCACTGTCAGAGGTTTGTGAGTTTCTGTCTATTGAAAGAGGTAGCGAGCAGGCGCAACAGCTGGTGGATGGGCTTGGATATGATGTTGATTATCGCGAACTACGCGCGTGTGATTACGGCGCGCCGACGATCCGCAAACGCTTTTTCATGGTTATGCGTTGCGATGGCTGCCCAATCCAGTGGCCTGCTGTTACCCATGGGGATCCTAAGTCTCTGGAGGTGCAGAGCGGCAGGCTGATGCCATGGCGTACCGCTGCGGAATGTATCGACTGGAATGTTCCGGCCCTGTCTATCTTCGACCGCAAAAAACCGCTGGCGGAGAACACGCTGAAGCGGATCGCGCGCGGCATACAGCGCTTTGTTATCGAAAGTGCGTCGCCGTTTATCGTGAAGTGTAACCACACAAGCTCAAAAAATTCGTATGACGCTTTTCGCGGGCAGTCGCTGAATGAGCCATTACAGACCATTACTAAAAAACTCGGCTACGCGTTAGCCGTTCCACACCTGACAAAATTCCGCACTGGCGCAACCGGGCAGCCAGTTACCGAACCTGTCCCGACGGTAACCGCTGGCACATCAAAACGGCCAGGTGGGAATGGGCATGCACTCGGGATTGTTGAGGCTGCACTGACGCCATTCCTGGCGGGTAATGGTGGTAGTGAATACCAGGCTAAACCGCGCCCGCTGGATAAACCTGCTCATACCATTCTGAAGCAATCCCGCGCCTGTCTTGTTGCGCCCGTGATAGCCCGCCAGTTTGGGGCCAGCGTCGGCCACCGGGCCGACGAACCGAGCGCAACCATCACCGCTGGCGGTGGCGGTAAATCTCAACTGGTAACGCCTACGCTGATTCAGATGGGTTATGGCGAACGACCCGGACAAGAACCGCGTGTGCTGCGGCTGGATAACCCGCTGGGGACCGTTACTGCAGGTGGAAATAAATTCGCGACGGTGAGCGCGTTCCTGGCTAAACACTACGGCGGTAACTATACGGGGCCGGGTGTCAGTATGGATGAACCCGCGCACTCAGTGACCACTGTCGACCATCATGCAGTTGTTGCCTCTCATCTGGTGAAACTGCGTGGAACATGCCGCGACGGGCAACGCCTTGATGTGCCCATGCCAACAATCACCGCTGGTGGCCAACACGTGGGTGAGGTACGCACATTTCTCGAGACGTATTGCGGGGAAAGTGACGATGAATGGCTGGTAACGATCGATGGGGTTAAATACCAGATCGTTGATATCGGAATGCGCATGTTGCAGCCGCATGAACTCTACAAAGCGCAGGGCTTCCCGGATGGATACGTTATTGATCAGGACTACCGTGGAAATCGCTATGCAAAAGATAAGCAGGTAGCCCGCTGCGGTAATGCGGTACCACCACCATTCGCCAGGGCGCTGGTGGAGGCAAATCTTCCGGAACTGTGTGCAGTGCAACAGCAGGAGGTGGCATGAAACTTGTGCTCCCGTTCCCTCCGAGCGTGAACACTTACTGGCGCGCCCCTAACAAGGGGCCGCTGGCCGGTCGTCACCTCATTAGCTCTGATGGTCGTAAATACCAGAGCGCTGCCTGCATGGCGATCATTGAACAATTACGACGTCTCCCGAAGCCATCAACTGAACTGGCAGCGGAAGAAATCACTCTGTACCCGCCGGATGCGCGCCGCAGGGATATCGATAATTACAACAAAGCCCTGTTTGATGCGCTGACGCATGCGGGTGTCTGGGAAGATGACAGCCAGATTAAGCGCATGCTGGTGGAATGGGGACCCGTAGTGCCGAAAGGTCGGGTAGAGATAACGATCAGCAGATATGAACCGGCGGGTGCAGCCGCCTGATATGGAGAAAAGTATGAGCCAGTTAATCGTGAATGGTGTAGTAACAATGTCCAGCCGTGATATTGCGGATCTGGTTCAGAGTAAACACAGTGACGTGAAACGCTCGGCTGAGCGTCTTGTTGCTGCGGGAATTTTAACCGCGCCGTTGGCGCAGTTCGATTTTGAGCATAACGGTAATGTTTACCAGGAGTATCGTTTTAACAAACGAGACTCTCTGGTGATTGTTGCCAGACTGTCACCTGAATTTACCGCCGCGGTTGTCGATCGCTGGCAGGAACTGGAAGAAGGGCAGAGTGTCAGTGTTCCCCGTTCATTGCCGGAAGCGCTTCGCCTGGCTGCTGATTTAGCCGAGCAGAAAGAGCAACTGACCATCCAGCTGGCAGCCGCGGCGCCAAAAGTGGAGTTTGTTGATCGTTATTGCTCTGCAAAAGGCTCCATGTCATTCCGGCAGGTAGCCAAATTGCTCAATGCAAAAGAAACTGAGTTCCGCCTGTTCCTTATTGAACGCAATATCCTGTATCGCCTCGGCGGCACACTTACCCCTATGGCGCAGCACATTTCCGCGGGAAGATTTGAAGTTAAGACGGGAACATCGAGCACATCCAATCACGCATTTAGCCAGACGCGTTTCACTGCCAAGGGAGTACGCTGGATTGGTGGTTTGTGGGCTGAACATATTGCAGGGGGGCAGGCGGCGTGAGGGCTTTGTTAACTCCTGAAGTCGCCCATCGCATGGGGATTGTGTTGTTTCGTCCCGGCGCGGAATTAATGCACATCTTCATGCGTGGTCGCGTTCTTATCGAACCTGAACCAGATGAAATGGCGTCATTCAGTACAGGGGCAGTTCCCGCAGCCATTCAGCCGCTGGCTGATGATCCGGTAATGCGGCAGGTCTTCGGGAATGAGCGGGTTATTCAGCGTGCCGGTGGGCTTCCTTCCCTTGAGCAATGGTTGAGTAATCGATTTGAATGCCAGTGGCCACATTCATCATGGCACGACAAGAACTTCACAACAATGCGGCACCCACCAGGAAGCATTCGCCTGTGCTGGCATTGCGATCACACTTTGTCGGGGCAGCATACCGAACAGCTTGCCGGTATAGCGGCAGGAAACCTGGTATCCTGGATTCTGGAAGTCATTCGGCGTGATTCTGGTTTTCCCGAGTCGCATATCCTGACGCTTCCGGAACTGTGCTGGTGGATGGTCAGAAACGACCTGGCTGATGTTATTCCGGAAAGCGTTGCGCACAAAGGGCTGCGTCTTCCGGATGAGAACATCCGCTCTGTCATGAGGGAAAGCGACATTGTGCCTTCAGCGTCTGCAACCAGCCTCGTGCAGGAGAAGGCGAAGAAGATCCTCACGCTCTCTGTAGATCCGGAGTCTCCAGAATCTTTCATGCTCAGGCCAAAGCGACGCCGCTGGATAAATGAGACTTACACCCGCTGGGTTAAAACACAACCCTGTGAGTGTTGCCGACGGCCAGCAGATGATCCGCACCATATCGTAGGGCACGGTATGGGTGGTACAGCAACAAAAGCCCATGACCTCTTCGTGATCCCTCTGTGCAGAGAGTGCCACGACGAGTTACACGCCGATGTACCGGCATTCGAGCAAAAGCATGGTACGCAGCTTGAGCTGCTATTGCGTTTTATGGATCGGGCGCTGGCGATCGGCGTAATTGCGAAAGCTTAAGTGTATGGAGCGCAAAGAAGCATGAATGAACAAGACCTGAATTTTGTAAGAATAGAATTACGCCGCGCGCTACCTGACCTCTCTGGGGGAACAAAAGGGCAGCTTGAGGCTTTCAGTGAACACCCACCAGCAGACAAAAATGCCACCCCGCGCCGTGGAATTCATCTCGTCGAACTCGAAGGAGAGAAGGGGCCACGCTTTGTTAACTCGCTTTCCGCGCCACTGTATGTGCTGGAAACACGCAGCCGCCGCAGGCCAATGCCGCCGATAAAAGATGCGGAATTTGAGTCCGTGCCGTGGCGTAGGGCAGTGTCCGCGCTTAGTGGATACCAGCAAGCCTGGTTGCGGTACTGCTACGGTTTTGACCTTAGCTATAAGCACCAGGTGATGATGTGTGAATACGTCTGGAAAACTTATCAGAAATGCCTTGGTGAAAACTCGCTTCAGGAGCGCGTAGTAAAGAAACTGATAGGGCTGGTATGGCTGGCAGGGCAGGAAATTGCCGCAACCAGAAATAATGAAACCTATAAAGACTATGCTGGTGCAGCGTTGGCCCGCATGGTTAGCGTTGACCGTTCGACATGGTTGCGTGTCTATTCAGGGCACTGGGCTGGGTTAAAGGCCGCTTTTACCCAGCTTGATGAATCTGCGTTGGCAATGACTCTTGAATACTATGAGGAAGAAGAAGCCCTCAAAGTGGCAGAAATGTGAAGTAAATTTCACTATCTCCTTCAAACGCGCTTGCAAAATGCAACAAAATAAGCCATATTTGAAGCATATTTGATATGTTGCCAAAGTTTTATAAACCCGCCAATGAGCGGGTTTTTTTATGGCAAATCAGCCATGCGCGGCGCATAAAGGCGCTGGTGGTCGCAGAATGGAATTCTTCTCTTGCTGGTGTCGCCAACCAGAGTTATCTGTATGTCACGCAAATAATTTTAGGTAAAAGACATGCTAAATCAGGAAGATATGACAGAAACCGCGAAGGCTGTTTTCAATGAGTTAAGCGATAAACCAGCAACGGCTGGGGAGATTGCACAGAATACCCACCTTAGCCGAGAACGTTGCCAGCTCATACTCACACAGCTGGTGATGGCGGGTTTATCTGATTACCAGTTTGGATGTTATAAACGCCTCCAGTAATGGGGGCTTTCTGCTGTGGAAATGGGCGGCTGGTGGGTGTTAGCGCACCCGGCCAGCCATCGGCTCATGCTTTCAGGTCACAAGCTAACCAAGGCCCACTGCTTTAGCGCAAAAGCAACGTGAGCCTATCAGAGTTACGCTTACTGATCTATGAAAAATACTGTAAAAATAAACAGTGTTGAGTTAATCAACGCTGATAGCCTGCATTACGTCGCCACCCTCCCGGATAACTCTATTGATCTGATAGTTACGGATCCTCCGTACTTCAAAGTGAAGCCCAACGGCTGGGACTGTAGTGGTTTACTGAATTTGGCCACCTGAACAGAGGTGATATGCTCACCTCAGAACATTACAGGTGCCTCAATGAAAAAAAGAAATTTCAGCGCAGAGTTTAAACGTGAATCCGCTCAACTGGTCCTTGATCAGAACTACACCGTTGCAGCTGCGGCCAGTGCTATGGATGTGGGTCTTTCTACCATGACGCGATGGGTAAAGCAGTTACGGGATGAACGACAGGGCAAAATACCTAAAGCCTCCCCTATAACCCCGGAACAGATTGAAATACGTGAGCTGAAGAAAAAGCTACAACGCATTGAAATGGAAAACGACATATTAAAAAAGGCTACCGCGCTCTTGATGTCAGACTCCCTGAACAATTCTCGTTAATCGGGAAACTCAGAGCGCAGTATCCTGTGGTCACACTCTGCCACGTGTTCGGGGTTCATCGCAGTAGCTACAAATACTGGGAGAAAAGCGCCGAAAAGCCAGACGGCTGGCGAGCTGTGTTACGCAGCCAGGTTCGGGAGCTGCATAACATCAGCCATGGCTCTGCTGGCGCAAGAAGTATCGCCATTATGGCAACCCTGAGAGGCTTCAGAATGGGACGCTGGCTTGCTGGCAGGCTCATGAAAGAACTGGGGCTGGTGAGTTGTCAGCAGCCTACCCACCGGTATAAACGTGTTGGTCATGAACACATCGCTATCCCGAATCGCCTTGAGCGACAGTTCGCAGTGACAGAACCTAACCAGGTGTGGTGCGGCGATGTGACGTACATCTGGACAGGCAAGCGTTGGGCTTACCTTGCAGTTGTTCTCGATCTGTTCGCAAGGAAACCAGTGGGCTGGGCAATGTCATTCTCGCCGGATAGCAAGCTGACCATCAGAGCGCTGGAAATGGCGTGGGAAGCTCGCGGTAAACCAGCCGGAGTGATGTTCCACAGTGACCAGGGTAGCCACTATACAAGCAGGCAGTTCCGGCAGTTACTGTGGCGTTGCCAGATCAGGCAGAGTATGAGCCGACGTGGAAACTGTTGGGACAACAGCCCGATGGAACGCTTCTTCCGTAGTCTGAAAAACGAGTGGGTGCCAGTGACAGGTTATATAAACTTTAGCGATGCTGCTCATGCGATCACAGACTATATCGTCGGGTATTACAGCTCGCTAAGGCCGCATGACTATAACGGTGGGTTGCCCCCAAACGAATCGGAAAACCGATACTGGAAAAACTCTAAAGCCGTGGCCAGTTTTAGTTGACCACTACAGACAACCAATGGAAGGGGGACGAGGACTACTTACGCTGGCTTGATAGCTGCCTGGCTGAGTATGCTCGCGTTCTTAAACCTGCTGGCAGCATCTACCTGTTTTGCGGTCACCGACTGGCCTCAGACATAGAGATTATGATGCGTGCCCGGTTCAACGTTTTGAATCACATCATTTGGGCAAAACCATCGGGCCGCTGGAATGGTTGTAACAAAGAAAGCCTGCGCGCGTACTTTCCATCAACGGAACGGATTTTGTTTGCTGAGCACTATCTTGGGCCGTACACAGGTAAAGAGGATGTTTACGAAAGGAAAAGCACAGAGCTAAAGCAGCACATTATGACGCCGCTGATTGATTACTTCCGTAATGCCCGTGAATCACTGGGTGTCAGCTCGAAAGAAATAGCTGAGGCCACCGGAAAGAAAAACATGGCGTCACACTGGTTTGGTGCAAGTCAATGGCAACTACCAAATGAAGTGGACTATCGAAAATTGCAGGAACTGTTCACGCGGATCGCTATCGATAAGCACATTCAGCAGAAGCTTGAACATCCTCACCACCAGCTGGTGGCTACCTATCAGTCATTAAACCGCAAGTATTCAGAATTGCTGGAGGAATACAAAACCCTCCGGCGCTGCTTCTCTGTTTCCGCTCTTGTTCCGTATACCGACGTATGGACGCATAAGCCTGTTCAGTTTTATCCGGGCAAACATCCATGCGAAAAACCTGCCGACATGCTGAAGCAGATCATTAGCGCCAGCAGCAGACCAGGGGATATCGTTGCCGATTTCTTTATGGGCTCTGGTTCAACTGTGAAAGCTGCAATAGAACTTGGTCGTCGGGCGATCGGGGTAGAACTGGAAGCTGACAGATTTATTCAGACCACCGAAGAGGTGGAAAAACTGAACAAAACATAACGATCATCACACCCCTGTGGATGTGGTGATTACCATTTTCAGGCACCGGGAATCATCCTTACTTTTATTTGAACAAAAGAGCCCGGTTGCCTGATTCCACATCCCCTCATTTCTGAGAGGAATCACAGCAATTAAGAGGGGGCTAAATGTCCGATCCGATTTCCGGTACTGGGCTGGCTGGTGGTGTCCTGACGGGGGCCAGCGTCTATGGATTTCTGTCCGGAACCGATTACGGCGTGGTGTTTGGCGCGTTTGCCGGAGCTGTATTTTACATTGCAACCACAGCGGACCTGAGTGCAGCGCGCCGACTGGCATATTTTCTGGTTTCGTATATCGCGGGGATCCTTTGTTCCGGGCTGGTGGGTTCAAAGCTGGCTCAGGCTACCGGCTACAGTGATAAACCACTGGATGCCATTGGCGCCGTAATCGTTTCTGCTTTAGCCGTCAAAATCCTGACGTTCCTGAATAATCAGGATGTCGGCTCGCTGGTGGCGCTGATAACGCGCCGGGGAGGTTCAGGTGGTACAAAATGACCCATCGGCAACTTTTAATGCATTGCTTTGTGCTGGGATAGTGTTAACCCTGATGTTTTACCGTCGCGGCGACTCGCGACATCGACCGTGGATATCTCGTTTAGCGTGGCTGCTTACGGTTATCTACAGCGCCGTTCCGCTGGCGTATCTGTGCGGTATTTACCCGTACTCATCATGGGCCACTATCGGGGCCAACTTTATTTTCCTGTCCGTGCTGGTCGCCGTAAGAGGCAACGTGGCACGTCTGGTTGATCATCTGAGGCACTAATGAACCAATCACAATTTCAGCAGGCGGCTGGTATCAGCGCCGGGCTTTCTGCGCGCTGGTTTCCGCACATTGATGCGGCAATGAAAGAGTTTGGCATTACAGCTACGAACGATCTGGCTATGTTCATCGCCCAGGTTGGGCATGAGTCTGCAGGTTTTACCTCGCTGGTGGAAAGCTTCAACTACTCGGTAGAGGGGCTGAAGAAAACCTTTGGTAAACGCCTTACTCCTTATCAGTGTGAAATGCTGGGTCGTGTCGATGGTAAGCAGGTGGCCCACCAGCCGCAAATAGCCAATCTGGTGTACGGTGACCGCATGGGGAATAACAGCCAGGGTGATGGCTGGAAATATCGCGGTCGTGGCCTGCTTCAAATCACTGGCCGCGAGAACTACGTTAAATGCGGTGCGGCGTTGAAGCTCGATCTGATCAGCACACCAGAGTTGCTGACACAGGAGAAGCATGCAGCCCGTTCTGCTGCCTGGTATTTCACGTTACGTGGTTGCCTGATGTATTCAGGTGATGTTGTACGTGTCACGCAGATCATTAACGGTGGCCAGAATGGACTGGCTGACAGAAATAGTCGTTATAACAAAGCGCGGGCGGCGTTGCTGGTATGACAGCGATCTTTGCTTTAGTTAAGGCCCGGTGGAAAACAATCATTGTATTGTTGCTGATGGCTGGTGCGTTTCTTGCCGGGAATGTCTGGAGTGAGCGGGGCTGGCAAAAGAAGTGGGCTGACCGCAATAGCGTGGAATCTTCACAGGAAGCGAACGCGCAGACTGCCGCCCGCTGGATTGAACAAGGGCGCATAATTGCCCGTGATGAGGCTGTAAAAGATGCACAAGCACAAGCTGCTAAATCTGCTGCCACTGCTGCTGGCCTGTCTGCCACTGTTAGCCAGTTGCGCACAGAAGCAACAAAGCTTGCCGCCCGTCTGGACGCCGCAAAGCACACCGCAGATCTTGCCGCTGCCGTCAGAAGCAAAACAGCCGGAGCCGACGCCGCAGTGCTCGCCGACATGCTCGGACGCCTTGCAGAAGAAGCTCGATATTATGCTGAGCGATCTGACGAAAGCTACCGGGCTGGAATGACATGTGAGCGTGTTTACGACTCAGTGAGAGAGTCAAACAATAGCAGGTATTCTCCCAGAGCAAGGGATAATGCTATGTGATACATCGTGATTATTCGTTAGACTTCTCCTACCGTTAGGGATGAGGTCACCAAATGAAAATCAGATATGTAATTGCGCTAACATTATCATTGCTTGTTGCCGGTTGTGATAACGCTCCTAAGTTTGATGGTTCAAGCCAGGAATCTTTGCGTTACTCTGGCGAGAAGGTTGTTGAGTCACTTTCTGATGCAAAGAAAGAAGAACTTAAATCGGCAATTCTGGATACTTTAAGTTATTACGATACTCAAGCCATCATTAATAACGATGGCAGTTATTCTTCCGATAAAATGCGTTTAGTCATATTGAATGGAAAGACTGCTGAACAGATTATTTCAGAGGCCGATAGCTATCGGGAAAAGAAAGAGCAACTACTAAAAAAACACCAGCTGAATTAACGATAATGGGCCGCATTTAGCGGCCTTTTTTATACCTTTTAATTGATAATTACTATCATTTGCGCGGGTCCTCCTGGCGATTCTGAACACCGAGGGGGCGAGGACACGCGGAAAACGGCTGGTTTTTTGCATTTTATCGGCATCATCATCATTCCCTTAACTTGTTGATATTTCAGTCGTGAGATTATTCACGATGTCGAAATGGTTAAATATTGTTCATCATCATGGATAACGAACTGAAAAACCTTCGCCTCAACATCAATCAACTGGCAGCGGTGACCGATCTTCATCGTCAGACGATCGCAAGCAGGCTGAATAATGTTGAGCCTGCTCCAGGAAGTAATTCTCGTCTCAAGCTTTACTCTGTCGTGGATATTCTCCGGGAACTGCTGGGCCGAACCACGGCACCCGAGCTGGTGGATATCGATAAGATGTTACCGCCGGATCGTAAGGCGTGGTTTCAGTCCGAACGCGAGAGGCTTAAATTCCAGCAGGAAACAGGTGAGTTAATCCCGGCATCGACAGTTACCCGAGAATTTTCATCGATGGCAAAAGCCGTCGTTCAGGTGCTGGAAACGCTGCCGGATATTCTTGAACGTGATTGTGCGATGACGCCTGCAGCTGTCGTTCGGGTTCAAAAAGTCATCGATGACCTGCGGGATCAGATAGCCCTGAAGGTTGAGCAGGCAGATACGCCGGAACAGGAGGACAGTTCGCCAGAAGAGGAGTAAGCCATGCGACAGGCCACGGCGGCGGAGCTAAGAAAAAACACTGCCGGGATCATCAGAGCACCGCGCCGAATGCCTGTAGCCGAAGCCGTGCATAAATATATGCGTGTTCCGGTCGGCGTGGGTAACTCCGTTGAGTGGGATCCTAATCTTGCCCCTTATGTTGTGGAGCCGATGAATTGCCTGGCATCACGCGAATATGATGCTGTCATTTTTGTTGGCCCTGCCCGAACGGGTAAAACCATTGGTCTGATTGATGGCTGGGTGGTGTACAACGTTGTCTGTGATCCGTCTGACATGCTCATCATTCAGATGACGGAAGAAAAAGCGCGCGAACACTCAAAAAAACGTCTGGCCCGAACATTTCGTGTCAGCCCGGAGGTGGCATGCCGGCTGAGTCCCTCACGCAACGATAACAACGTGCATGACCGGACTTTCCTTGTCGGGAACTACCTGAAGATAGGCTGGCCGTCTATCAACATCATGTCGTCCTCAGATTTTAAGTGTGTGGCTCTGACGGATTACGATCGCTTCCCGGAAGATATCGACGGGGAAGGGGACGGATTTTCGCTTGCGTCAAAACGTACCACCACCTTTATGTCGGCTGGGATGACGCTGGTCGAGAGTTCACCGGGCAGGGAAATCACCAATACGAAGTGGCGGAGAAAGTCACCTCACGAAGCCCCTCCCACGACCGGGATCCTTTCTTTATATAACCGCGGCGATCGTCGTCGCTGGTACTGGCCATGTCCACATTGCGGGGAATACTTTCAACCGGCCATGGAGGCGATGACAGGTTACCGGGAAACGTCTGACCCTGTAAAAGCCAGTGAAGCGGCGCATATTGATTGTCCGCATTGTAGCGGCATGATTACCGCCGACAGGAAGCGGGAACTGAACGGAAAGGGTGTCTGGTTGCGTGAGGGACAGACTATCGACCGTGAGGGCAAAATATCCGGAGAAGCCCGACGCTCGCGCATTGCCTCGTTCTGGATGGAGGGACCGGCGGCGGCATACCAGACATGGGCGCAACTGGTTTACAAATTACTGACGGCGGAACAGGACTATGAAGCCACCGGCAGCGAAGAAACGCTCAAGACGGTAATTAATACTGACTGGGGGCTGCCTTATCTTCCCCGTGCAGCCAGTGAGCAGCGACGTGCTGACGTGCTGATGCTGCGGGCAGAAGACTACGGCAAACGGCTTGTGCCGCCGAAAGTCCGTTTTCTTCTGGCGTCGGTGGATGTGCAGGGTGGGAAGAAGCGCCGTTTTGTCGTCCAGATCATCGGGTATGGTGAAAACGGCGAACGCTGGCTGGTGGACCGCTATAACATCCGCCAGTCCCTGCGTTGTGATGAAAATGGTGAGGCACAGCAGGTACATCCCGGATCCTATCCGGAAGACTGGCAACTGCTCATCACGGATGTCCTCGAAAAAACCTATGCGTTGCAGTCAGACCCTTCGCGACGGATGCCCATTCTTGCAATGGCTGTCGACAGCGGCGGGGAAGATGGGGTAACGGATAACGCCTATAAATTCTGGCGCCAGTGTCGTCGTGATGGACTGGGTAAACGGGTTTACCTGATAAAAGGTGACAGCACCCGACGCCAGAAAATCATTACCAAAACGCACCCTGACAACACAGGCCGAAGCGATCGCCGGGCGGATGCGCGTGGTGAGGTTCCGGTATATCTGTTGCAGACAGACCTGCTAAAAGATCAGCTCAGTAACAACCTTGAGCGTGAAACACCCGGTGCCGGGTATATCCATTTTCCTGACTGGCTGGGGGAGTGGTTCTACGAAGAACTGACCTACGAAGAACGCGGTACAGACGGAAAATGGCGCAAGCCCGGAAAAGGCAATAACGAAGCCTTTGACCTTTTCTGTTATGCCCACGCCGTCGCTGTCCTGCGTGGTTATGAAAAAATCCGGGACTGGGAACAGCCCCCGGCATGGGCAGTTGCTCAGGAGAGTAATTCAAACATCATTGACGGGGATCGCCCCAGGGAGATTGCTGTGAAAAAAGCGGTACCTGTACGTTCGTCTCCTGTTTCTGTAACTGAACAGCCCAGCCCGCTTTCTGGTGGCTGGCTGGGTGTCAGTGACAACGGAGGCTGGCTGTGACGAAATCAGAAATTCAGCAGATGCTGGTAACTGTGCGCCAGGCTTACCGGGATTCTCTGGACGGTAAAAGCGTGTCATTCACGGGGGTTAATGGCCGGGCAATTACCAACCATGACCCCAAAGCCCTGCGTGACGAGCTTGAATACTGGGAAAGGCGCTGGCGCGCTGTCTCAAACCGCAACGGCTCGTTCAAACTCGCTAACTTTCTGTAAGGCAAATCATGGGATTTTTTGAAAAGGCACTGGGCGCAATATCGCCCGGGTGGGCGGCATCACGCGCACAAAACCGACTCAGACTCAGAGCTTATGAGGCAGCAAATCCGACTCGTCTGCATAAGGGGAAACGTGAATCCCGGTCAGCGGACACCGCTGTATTTGCAGCCGGTACTTCATTACGAGAGCAGGCCCGCTGGCTTGATGAAAACCATGATCTGGTGATTGGTCTTTTTGACAAGATGGAGGATCGGGTTATCGGTGCTCACGGGATCCACGTTGAGCCGCAGCCGCTTGATCTTGAGGGTAATCTCCACTCTGAGTTTGCTGGTCAGTTATCCGCGCTCTGGGCGGAATGGTCGGTTCGTCCGGAAGTGACCGGGATGTTTACCCGTCCGGAAGCAGAGCGGCTTTTGTTACGTTCAGCACTGCGTGATGGTGAAGTGTTTACACAGTTGGTGCGGGGAAATGTAGCCGGTTTGCAGCATTCAACCCAGGTACCGTTTTCTCTTGAACTGCTGGAGGCGGATTTTGTTCCGTTTAACCTGAACAGTACCTCCGGGCAGCAGATCCGCCAGGGGATTATTGTCAATGCCTGGGGGCGACCGACGGGCTACAGAGTTTATAAGAACCATCCTGCCAGTTTTGCGGGACTCAATGCTGATTTAAAAACTGTTTCGGCTGACAGCATGCTGCACCTGGCTATGCGTAAACGGCTTCACCAGTTAAGGGGGATCAGCCTCATCCATGGTGTGATCACCCGGCTCTCCGATATTAAGGATTATGAAGAGAGTGAGCGCGTGGCGGCACGTATTGCGGCGGCGCTGGGTTTTTATATCAAACGTGGGGATGCTCAGTCTCTTGATACAGAAACCGAGTTTTCAACACCGGGTGGACAGCGCCATTACGATATTGCGCCGGGGATGATTTATGACGAGCTAAAGCCAGGCGAGGACCTGGGCATGGTGGAGTCGAATCGCCCGAATGTTCATCTGTATGAGTTCAGGAACGGTCAGATGCGCGCTGTGGCGGCGGGGACTCGTGGCAGTTATTCCAGCATCGCGCGGGATTACAACGGCACCTACAGTTCACAGCGGCAGGAGCTGGTAGAGAGTTTTGAAGGTTACAACGTGCTGCAGCAGTGGTTTGTTGGGCAGCAAAGCCGTCCTGTATACCGAAACTGGCTGGCAATGGCGTTGCTCAGCGGCGTTACCATCCCCAAAGATGTCGACAAAAAATCCCTTTACAACGCGCTCTATCTTGGGCCAGTCATGCCATGGATTGATCCGGGAAAAGAGGCTGCTGCCTGGAAGGCAATTGTCCGTGGGGGGGCTGGCACAGAAGCCGAATGGACGCGCGCACGTGGTCAGAATCCGCAGGAGGTGAAACGTCAGCGTCTCCGGGAAACCAAATTCAACCGAGAAAACGGGCTGGTGTTCGACTCAGACGCCGCCAACGATAAAGGAGTGCTCCCTGATGCAGCAAATGATAAGCCCGCCCCGTCACGGGACGATGATTAACCCCCGCGCCAGTGTGGCTGGTATCGATGCCGCAAACGGTCAGTGCTGGTATGAGATTCGCGCACTGGCTGCAGGGCGTGTGGAAATATTTCTCTATGACGTGATCGGCGGCTGGGGGATTACTGCTCAGCAGTTCGTCTCCGACTGTAAGGAGGCCGGGGTGTTTGAGGCCAGCGCCGTCGATCTGCATATCCACAGCCCGGGCGGCGATGTGATGCAGGGATTTGCCATCTTTAACACCTTGTCCCGTCTGAAGGCGAAGCTGGATATCTGGGTGGACGGCGTGGCTGCCAGTATGGCTTCAATGATTGTCTGCCTGCCCGGTGCCACGGTGCATATGCCGGAAAACGCCTGGCTGATGGTACACAAGCCGTGGGGCGGGATCGCCGGGGATTCCGATGACATGCGTGATTACGCTGCCTGGCTTGATCGTAATGAAGCGCTGATGCTCAGTGCCTACATGAACAAGACCGGGCTGGGGCAGGAAGAACTGGAGGCGATGCTGAAAGCTGAAACCTGGCTTAATGGCGCGGAGGCGGTGGAAAAAGGTTTCGCTGACACGCTTGAACCAGAACTGCAGGCCGCGGCCTGTGTGAATCAAAATAAACTGAAGGATTACCAGAATATGCCAGAACAGATTAACAACCTTTTTGGGCCGCGTGCCGAAGCTCCAGTCAGTCAGCCGCAGCCCGCACAAAACCCGGCGCCGCAGGCCGCAAATAACCCACCGGCACAGCAACCCACTCAGCAACCGCTGGCAGGAAATATCGACATTACCGCGCTGGCCGCCCAGCTCCAGCAGCAGATGCAGGCAGCGAATACTGAACGAGTAAGCGCAGTTTCCGCTGTGTTTGATGCGTTTCCTGCTTTCGGCTCGCTGAAAGCAGAATGCATCACGGATATTTCCTGCTCAGCGGAACAGGCTCGTACCAAATTGCTCAATGCGCTGGCGGCAGGGACTACCCCGAGTGCCGGACCGGGTGCAGTTCACATCCATGCGGGAAACGGGAACATTGTTGGTGATTCCATTCGTGCGGCGGTAATGAACCGTGCGGGCTATGCGCAGGCGGAAAAAGATAACGCCTACAACGGGTATACCCTGCGTGAACTGGCCCGCGCCTCGCTGGTGGATCGTGGTATCGGTATTTCTGGTGTCGGTACCGCACAGGCGATGGTTGGGCTGGCGTTCACCCACAGCAGCAGCGATTTCGGCAATATCCTGATGGATGTGGCGCATAAGGCGGCATTGCTTGGCTGGGATGAGGCCAGTGAAACATTCGAACAGTGGACCCGTAAAGGCACACTGACCGATTTCAAAACCGCGCACCGCGTTGGCCTGGAATCACTGGCATCTCTGCGTAAGGTTCGCGCCGGGGCGGAATATAAATATGTCACCATTAAAGATCGCGGTGAGCCGATTGCACTGGCCACCTATGGTGAGCTTTTCAGCATTGACCGCCAGACTATCATCAACGACGACCTGGATATGCTGACGCGTATCCCGCAGGCAATGGGGCTTGCTGCGCGAGCCACCGTCGGCGATCTGGTCTGGGCTGTACTGACCAGCAACCCGAAAATGTCGGACGGTAAGCCGTTGTTCCACGCCGATCATGGCAACCTTGTTGCAGCCGATCTGAGTATTGAAGGGCTGGATACTGCACGTAAGGCAATGCTGCTGCAAAAATCCGGCGATCGTCGTCTGAATATTCGTCCGGCCTACATGCTGACGCCAGTGGCAATTGAGTCACGGGCAAACCAGCTGATTAAGTCCGCCAGCGTACCGGGCGCAGACGCGAACAGCGGGATCGTTAACCCGATCCAGAACTTTGTGACAGTGGCTTCTGAGGCCCGCCTGGATGACAGCAGCCCGACGGATTTTTATCTGACTGCTGCGCAGGGGCGCGACACCATTGAAGTGGCCTATCTGGACGGTATCGACACGCCATATCTGGAACAGCAGCAGGGCTTTACTGTGGACGGTGCCGCATTCAAGGTGCGCATTGATGCGGGTGTGGCCCCGCTTGACTGGCGCGGGCTGGTTAAAGTCACCAAAAAATAACGACCGCCGCCTGGCGGTTTTTTTATCCCTGAAGGCGGCGCTGGTCGCCTTTTCCTTTTATGGAGAAAAAACATGGCGAATAACTATCAGCAGGACGGTACCACACTGGATTATCACAATGCGGGTGTTGATGCCGTTTCATCCGGTGCGCTGGTGGCGGTCGGCGGAATTGCCGGGGTGGCACACAGCGATATTCCTGCTGGCGAGTGGGGAACACTGCATATGGCCGGTGTTTTTGTCCTGCCTAAAGCGGCAGAAGAAATTGCGGCAGGCCAGAAACTGTATCTGGCTGGCGGCAAGCTGACGGTGGCAAAAGGCGATGATGCAACGCCAAACCCGGTTGTTGGTTCCGCCTGGGGAGCAGCTGAGGCAGATGATGCTGATGTTGCCGTTCGCCTGGGGTTCTGATGAGCCGGTTCCGGGAGCGTTTGGCTAAAGCAGATGCCCGGATTAACCGGGCGTTTGCCGAAGAAGTCCCTGCATGCCTGCAAATGGGTGAAGGCCCGCGTCTGGTGACCGTGATTTTTGAATCACCGGATGCGCTGTCGGGTGTACCGGGCGGCGGGGAAATTCAGAACCATTCCCCGGCGTTCAGTGCAATGACTGCGGATATTTCCGGTCTCGAAAAACATGACGGTGTGGTTATCAATACCATCCCTTACCGGGTGACACATATCGGCACGGATGAAGAAGGGCGGACCCGCGTCACGCTGGCATATGGGGAACCCGGCAAAACACAGCCTCAGATCGATAAATGGAGCTGATATGGCGCGGGAGTCTCGACTGCGGCGGGATTTACCCGTCGATATTGATGTGGATGTTATCTGGCGAATTGCGGACAGTATCGGTGCGACGCAAAAACAGTTCCGTGCAGCATACTCGCGCGCGCTCAGACGTACTGCCGCCACGCTGCGAAAGAAAGCGATGGCGGATCTGAAAGACGGGCTGGCCCCACGCAGTATGGATCTGGTCCGGCGCCGTCTGCTGTCTTTTCGTCTGGACAGGGGATCGCAACTGGATAATTTCCGGCTCTGGTTCGGGCTGAATGCCATTAAGGTGAAAGACCTTAAAGGACGAATCAACGGGCGGCTGCGACCGCACCATACCCGACGTGACCGCAACACGGGGCGTTTTATTAAAGCGCGCCGCCAGGCAGAAAACGCCGGATTTTCCCCGAAAGGTAATCTGCTGAGCGAACGGGCGTTTGAAAACGGGGAGGTGTCCCGTTCAAAACGGGATAATCGCCGGACGGTGGTTATTCGCGATCCCCAGACCCGCCGGACACGCGAAGCAGAAATAGATATCTACGAACCGATGCTGAACTACATCGAGGACAACGCATTTGCGGAAGCGATGGAGATTTTTATGCATCACTTTGAAACCGACATTCGCGGGCGCGTAAAAGCCCGTATTTCTGTCTGAGGTAACGAACGATGGCCGAGCCACTGTTGCTGGGGCGGTATCACGATGCTGTGACTGACGCATTAAAAAAAATCGGATGGGTGCGTGATGCCGGTGCGTATCCGGAAAGAAATGTTCCCCGCTTTTCGGGCCTGACCACGCCCGCGGTGTATTTCTCGATTAACAGCTGGGAACAGGGTGGAGGTAATGAGGGGCAACTGAGCGTTAATTTAACCTGTGATCTCTTCGTGGTGGTGGATGCCGCCGGATCGGGTGTGAGTCAGCCTGAGATTTTTGTCAGAACCGCTGCGGCCGATATTACCCAGTGGATTGACGGGCAGCAGTTTGGTCTGGGCCATATTGAGCCTGCGGTATTCACCACGGCTGAACGTGATGAGTTTGATCCGCGAATGGATGATTATCTGGTCTGGCGTATTTCATTCACCCAGGCGGCTGCATTTGGTACTGACCCCTTTGCACACAATGGCATGCCTCTGCAGCAGGCCTGGCTGGGTGCTGCACCTGATACGGGCCGTAATCACGTGGATGACTATCAGCTTATCCAGGAGGCTCAGCCCGATGAGTGATATAGCAGGCGACCTGCAGCGCAGACTGGCGAACCTTGTCCGGCGCGGTGTTATCCATTCCGTCAGGCACGATCGCATCCCAAAATGCCGTGTGGATTTGGGGGATATCATCACGACCTGGCTGCCGTTGTGCCAGGGTTTTTCCGGAGCTAACCGTGCTGATTCAAATCCTTATGCCGTGGGGGATGCGGTTACGGTCCTGTCCGAAGCCGGAGAGCTCAACAACGGACGGGTGTTTCCCGGCTGGAACACAGGAAAGCTGCCGGTGCCGGAAGGAAGTGACAGCGAGCACATTACCCGTTACAGCGACGGGACCGAGATCCGTTATGACAGGAACGCGCATGCCCTGACGATTACGCTGGCTGATGGTGGAACCTACAAAATTGTCGGTAAAGGCACGCTGGATGGTCCGGTTGAAATTACGGATACCCTGACAGTTCAGGGAAAAACCTGGATTAATGCTGACACGTCGGTTGCAGGGAATATCGGGGCGTCAAAGGAGATAACGGATAAATCCGGCAGCATGAGCAAGATACGTGAAGTCTTTAACAACCACGATCACCGCGGCGACAGCGGCGGGCTCACCGATAAACCTAATCAGAAAATGTGACCTGCTGCGGCAGGTTTTTTTATGCCTGGAGAAAAAACATGTCTCAGTTACATGGCGTTGAAACTATTGAACTCACCTCGGGTACGGTGGCGGTTACCACGATTCAGACCGCCATTATCGGCCTGGTGGGAACGGCACCTGATGCGTCGGGGGGAACCGCCGCATCGGGATCATCCGGTACACCCATTCTCGATAACGTTATCGACTTCACTGCAACCATTAAGGGACGGGAAGGCAATGTCATCAATGTCGCTGCGCTGGCCGGACAGCCGGCAGCCGAAAATCCTGCTGCGGTTGTGACGTCAGCAAGCTGGGATCCTGAATCGCTGACACTGAAAATCACGCTGGGTTGTGATGAGCACGGTGTTATCACGGCTAAACCCGGAGACGTTGCTGAGGCTGTCGGTGGTGTTGATGGCGCAAAAGTCAGTGCGAGCGGGCGCGGTGACGGGATTGTCCAGCCCTTCAGCCTGCAATTGGCGGGGGGTGAAGATGAACCCTTTCCACTCAATACGCCGGTGGCGGTCGTCGGCACCACGCTGTTACCCCGCCTGGGTGAAAAAGGTACGCTGAAACAGGCACTGACAGACATTAACGATCAGCGTAATGCGCTGACGGTGGTGGTGCGTGTGGCAGATGAAAACGATGTGGCAAAACGACGCGCTGCGGTACTGAAGGGGATCGGCACCCTGTCTTCAGCGAAATCTGTTACCACGTACCAGCCGCGTATTGTGATAGCGCCGGGATTCAGTGAGGACGATGCGGTTGGTAAGGGGCTGGAAACTGTGGCCGGGAAATTGCGCGCCGTTGCATATGTTGACTGCGCCTCCGGTGCGACGCTGCAGGAAGTGGTACAGCGTCGCCAGTCCTATGGCGCACGAACTGAACTGTTGCGCCCGCGGGTCCAGGCGAGCGATGCAGATGGCCAGCTGGTTTATCGTCCTTACTCTGCGTTTGCTGCCGGGTTACGCGCCCGCATCGACTTTGAAAAAGGCTGGTGGTGGAGCAAGTCAAACCAGGACATCAACAACATCCTCGGCGTTGAGCAGATCGATGAATTTATCCTCGGGGATGAGAACTGCGATGCAAACCTGCTCAATATGCAGAACGTGTCCACCATTATCCGCCGGGCGGGTTTTAAACACTGGGGGAACCGTCTGTGTGCTACCAATCCGCAGTGGCGTTTTGAATCTGTCCGCCGTACTGCTGATGTTATTGAGGACAGCATTCAGGAAACCATGCTGGAGTATGTTGACCGCCCACTGGACCGGGAAAATGCGGATGACATTATCGGCACCATCAATGCCTATATGCGGCAACTGGTCGGTCTTGGCGCCATATTCGGTGGGCGGGCCTGGCTGGATGAAGAACTGAACACCGCGGAAACCATGGCGTCGGGTGTCCTGTACATCAACTATGACTTTGGTCCGAAATCGCCGACTGAACTTATCAGCCTGCGCGTCCGGGTGAACAATAACTATGCGCTTGAGGAGATGCTTGCAGCATGAGCGATAAAAACACACTACGCGTCTGGACCTTCTTCCGGCAGGGGATCCGTATTCAGGGGGCGCATGAATTTACGCCGCCGTCTCTGGCTATTGTTAAAACGGATTTGCGTACCGGCGCACAGGATGCGCCCACCCCGGTTGATGACGGCATGGAAGCACTGACCTGTCAGGTTAAATTTTATGGGATAGATACGGATATGCTGGCCAGCTTTGGTTTTGTCAGCGGCAGCCGTTCACGCTTTACGGCTTATCAGGGCTATCTCGGTAACGGCACTGCACGCGGTACGGTTGAGGAAATCGAGGGTTTTGTACAGACCGTCACGCCGGATGCGCGCAGTAAGGACACGCTTTCCGAAAATGCCGTGACGGTTGATATTGCTGTCAGCTACTACCGTCAGTCACTGGACGGGCGCGAACTGTTCGCCATTGATACAGAGCGTTTCGCCCGCCGGGTGAATGGCGTGGATGTGCTTTCTGGCCTGGCTGCCAAAGTGCGTCTCTGATTTTACTGTTATCCCACCACTGTAACGGCCTGCGGGCCGTTTTTTTATGGAGCACATTATGAGCTTTCCTGGTGAAACCCGCGTTATAAAACTGTATTCCCCCGTATCACTTGATAGCGGGGTTGTGATCGATGAAGTCACCATGCGTGAACCACTGGTTCGCGATCGCATCACTCATGCCAAAGACCGCGGCAACGAAGAAGAGAAAGAAGCCCGCATGATTGCGCTGCTGTGCAATCTCAGTGAACAGGATCTCTGGCTGATGACGGCGGCAGATTACTCACAGCTGCTGGATGCCTTTAACGTTTTTATGCTCCCGCCCGCGAAGCGACCGAAGGCGGGCTCCTCCGGGCAATAAGATTTCTGGGGCGGCGACTGCATTTTCCGATGGCGGAATACCTCGATATGCCGTTCAGCACTTTCTCTGATTTTTTGACAGACGAACTGGAGACGATAAACCGTGGGCGGAATAAGCCAGAACCTTAAGGCCGTCATTACCTTTGGCGGAAACCTGGATAATTCATGGAAACGATCTGCAGATGGTCTGCAAAAAAGCCTGAAAGATGTCGGAAAGCAGTCTGAACGACTGACAAAAGACCAGACCAGACTGGCAGCAGAAATCAAACGCGCCAAACTGGCCGGTGAAAGCCTGGGAGATTTAAAGCGCCGCTATACCGATGTTTCCAGGGAAATCCGCAAAACGGAGGCGGAACAGCAGAAACTGAATGTACAGATGCAAAAAGCACAGCGCATTCAGGCGTTCAAGGGTGCCGGTAAAGGTCTGTTCCGGCGAGGTCTGGGGATCGCCGGCCAGGTGGGCGGGATGTTTGGATCCGGGCTGGCTATTGGCGGTGGCGGTGTGGTGGCTTCAGCTCTTGGCACACTGATAGCGCCAGCTGCCACCAATGCTGAAACGGCAACCCGCACTAATGTGGCAAAAAGCTACGGCGTGGACGTGGCCACGTTTAATGCCTGGGATTCTCTGGCGAAGCAGTACGACATGAATGCGGAAAACATTGGCGATCTCTTTGAAGAGTATCTGCACAAATCCGGGGAGTATAAACAGAACGGTAAGCAGGGCTCGCTGCAGGATGCGTTTGAAACGCTCGGTTTCAAAGCGGGTGATTTTGCCGGGCTCAGCGATATGGCGCAGTTCGACAAAATTGTTGAACGGGCGCTCAGCCTTCAGGACGAGTCAAAAGCCTCCTTCGCACTGGATTCTCTTTTTGGCGGGGAAGCGAGCAAACTGCTGATGCTTATCAAGCAGTCTGGCCGGAGTTACCGCGACCTGATGGACGAACAGCGGCGCTACAACCTTGTGACCAAAGAGGGAGCTGATGGGGCGGTTGCGGGTAATCAGGCTATCAATAATCTCCGCACTGTTTTCTCTTCTGCGGTCGCAGAAATTTCCGGGCAACTGGGAAATGAACTGGCGCCGGATATCCGTAACCTGACGAATGATCTTGCCGACTGGTTCAAAGGTGGCGGGATCAAGCGCATTGTGACTTTCCTGCGAAATGACCTTTATCCCGGTGTTCTGTCGTTCGGGCAGGGGGTGGTTTTTGTCGGCAAAATTATTTATGCACTGGCTAAAAAGCTGTCCTGGCTGCTTCCGGATGACCGTAATGACCAGCGTGACGTCCTCAAAACGCTTGCGGCAAATGGGGTAGAAAGAGCGCGTTTCAGGGCCAGCCAGAATGGACAGGGGGAATGGTTTGACCAGCAACTGAAAGAGCGTCCGGACCTGCCGCAAAAAGTTAAGCACTCCTGGGAATCCACCCGGGGATTGTTTGGCTTTGATTCTGATGATGAAACATTTAACAAATCGCTTGATAAATATCTGTCACCGGAAGGCGGCGACTCGCTTTTAAACTGGAATGCCGCGCTACAGCAAAACAAGGAGCATGCAGCGCAAACCGTTAAAGAGGACCCGGAAAGCAGTGCCGGGGCCTGGGATAATTACGCGCATGAGCCGGTAACATCTGCCAGTCAGTGGAAAAGAGAACCATCAGTGCTGACGTACAGCCAGGGGGAAGGAGAAAGCGCCCGCGCAGGGGAAAAATATCCGAATGCTCCCCTTCTTCCCGCCGGGCAGCAGGACAGGAATGTTACCGCAACAGACAGTTCACCTGCTGAGCTGGTGATTCTGAAAGACGAGAGCACGGGCGGTTACTGGGAAAGTCTGCTTCAGAAAATGGATGTACTGGATAAGCAGCCGCCATCACGGCAGATAACCGATAACCGCAAATTTGAGTACCACTTCGAAATTAATGCCGCGCCGGGACAGGATGAGAAAGCGATTGCCGATGAAGTGACCACGGTGACGAAAAACAATTCTGCCTTTAATGGTGATAACAGCCTTCTGGATGGGGGACTTGTCTGGTGAGTGAAATTATCCCGATATTTGAAGATTCCGGTCAGCGCAGTACAGGCGCATTACGGGGTGGGCAAGAAGCCCGCGTGATGATGATGCTGGGGAGTTTCGCCTTTTCGATTGATACAGCGGCTTATCATCAGCTCACCCGTGAGGCCAACTGGCGCTGGAGTGAACAGGAACGCATCGGCAAACAGGATCTTCTTCAGTACACCGGAAAGCCCGGGCGTACCGTCAGGCTTGAAGGGCAGTCTCACGCCTTTTTCCGTAAAGGGGTGGATGGGGTGAATGATTTATTTGATCTTGCTGATCAGGCGAAACCCCAGCAGCTTGTCAGCGGAGAAGGCGATGTGCTGGGGTGGTGGGTGGTGACCGACTTTTCAGACACGACGAGTAAGTTTTTACCGGGTGGCGGTCACCGAAACAAAAACTGGACGATGACGCTAAAACACTATGCCGACGATCTATCAAACCCGTGACGGAGATGTACTGGATGCAATTTGTGCCGTGCATTACGGTACTGAAAATCTTTCAGACTCAGTGACTCAGGTTCTTGAAGCCAATCAGGGGCTGGCGGATCAGGGGGCTATGTATCCTTCCGGCCTGTATATCACACTGCCGGCTCTGGTGACGCCCGTAGCGGAATCGCCATTCAGTTTATGGGATTGATATGGCAGATCAGACAGCGATGCCGGAATATGCGCCGGCCTTCAGCATTCAGGCCGAAGGGAAAGATATAACCCGGGTGCTGCAACAATGCCTGAGTGAACTGACCCTGACGGATTATGGTGGGGCAACAGCAAAAGCCGATGAACTGAAAATCAGCCTCATCTCTGAAACGCTGGCGCTTCCCACTAAAGGTGCCCGGCTTCGGGTTGCTCTGGGATTCAATGACCAGCTGATCGATAAAGGCTGGTTTGTTGTCAGTGGTGTCTCCAGCAGCGGCCCGCCGAGGCGTATTGAGCTTTATGCGACCGCCGCGCCGATGAACGCCCAGAAACAACCCGGAGATGTGACAAGCCAGAAAACCCGGAGCTGGGATAACCTTCGCCTTGCCGATATTGTCAAAACAGTGGCCACCGATAACGGGCTTATTCCCCGCGTGGCCGACGCGTTGAAAGATCTTCATATCAGCCATATCGATCAGGTGGCGGAATCCGATGCCAACCTGCTCGCAAGGCTTGCGCGTGACTACAACGCAGTGAGCAAACCATCAGGAGGTTACTGGCTTTTTTTGCAACAGGGAGCCACGGCAACGGCTTCAGGGAAACAGACTGGCGGGATCACCATCACACCGGATGAAGTATCAAACTGGTCCTACAGTGAAGGTGAGCGGGGGAGTTCGACGGGGAAAGCTACGGGGAGCGGAGGAAAAGCCAAAGAGAAAATCGGCGTGCGTTATTACGACGAGGAGGACGGCACGACAAAGACCTCCTCCGTTGAACATGATGGCCCGGCGATGACCAATCCCTATACCCAGTCGGAGAAAAACACCGCCGAGCAACAGGCAAAATCCAGGAAAACACAGGCGAAGCGTAACGAGCAGAAAATGACGCTCACGGGGCCATGTCGCCCTAAACATGTTCCGCTGACAGCAGAAGCAAGTGTGTCGACTTCCGGTTTTGGCTCCCGTGAGGATCGGGCCTGGGTGGTTGAGTCTCTGGTATTTTCTCTGACGTCGGCGGGATTCAGCTACACCTACAACCTTGTCGTGGATATTCGTAAACCCGCAGCGGCTTCGAAAAAATCAGAAAAGCAGGACAAAAAAGGCCCGTCTTACTTCGGTTAACCCTTACGCCATCCGGCGACTCAGCAACGGAATTTAATCATGAACGGTGTAAACAACCGGACCGGAAAACGCCTGTCCGGCGTCGCCCATTTGCGCCAGTCCGTCAGCGACATTCTGACCACTCCCATCGGGAGCCGGGTTCTTGTCCGTGACTATGGCAGTGATCTGTTTTCGCTGGTGGATAACCCACGGGATGATTTGACCCGACTACAAATAATCGCCGCGTCAGCGACCGCACTGGCCCGGTGGGAAACGCGGCTGAAGGTAACACGTGTGCTTGTTTCCTTTCCTGAAGGGGAGTCCGGCTGTGTGCTGGATATCGAGGGGATCAACAAGGAAACCAATTTACCTGTCAGAACGGGAGACATAACGATTTATGGCAAGCAGCTATGACGTGATCAACCTGTCCGAACTGGACGTACCGGATGCCATTGTGGTGCCGGATGCGACTGAAATCTTCACCCGGTGGCTGGCGCGCCTGCGGGAACTTGATAAGCAGTTTGATGCGCTGGTGGAATCCGATCCAACGTTTAAACAGGGGGAGGTGAATGCCTACCAGCTGACGCTTGCGTTCCAGCGGGTTAATGATGCCGTGCGGGCGGTATTTCTCGCGAGTGCAAAAGAGGCAGACCTTGACCAGATAGGTGCCGCATTCAACGTTAAACGTCAGGTGATTAAGCCCGGCGATCCGCTTGCCATCCCGCCAGTGGAGCCTGAACTGGAAGACGATGCGGCATTTCGTGAACGTATCCAGCTTTCATGGGCGCAACTGAATACAGCAGGCGCGCGTAACGCATACCGCTTTCATGCGAAGTCTGCCGATACGGATGTGCTGGATGCCGATGCCTATGGGCCGGAAACTCATAACCGACCAGGCTACGTTGATGTTTATGTCCTGTCACGCACCGGGGATGGGACAGCGGGACAGCCCCTGCTTGATAAGGTTAACAGCACACTGAATGCAGATGAAATCCGCCCGTTAACGGACTATGTGACGGTAAAAAGTGCCACGATTGCAAACTATGCCGTTACGGCGGAGCTGGAGATCCCGGAAGGGCCTGATGCCAGTACGGTGCTGAATAATGCCATCGATGTTTTACGGTCATACACCATGCTTTCCCATCGGATTAAAACTGTCATCCCGCTGTCCGCCATTTATGCCGCGCTGCAACAATCCGGTGTGGTCCGGGTAAGGCTGATTTCTCCGGTGACAGATCTGGAAGCGGAAGCGGGTAAAGCCCCGTGGTGTACCGCCATTAATGTCACCCGCAGGGAGGTAAGCAGCAATGACGGCTAAGTTTCGATCTCTGCTTCCTCCAGGCGCATTTCATGAAGAGCGTGCGCAGGAGCAGGCCAGCGCTGAGCAAATCGCCACCCTCGATACCAACATGGTGCGCAAGTCCAAAAATCCTGACACCTGTCCGGCGCATCTTCTCCCCTGGCTGGCCTGGGAGCATGCCGTTGATTTCTGGGATGACGGCTGGACAGAGGCGCAGAAGCGACAGGTGATAAAAGATGCCGCATATGTGCATCAGCACAGGGGAACGGCCGGGGCGGTACGCCGTTCTCTCGGGTCAGTAAACCTGCCCACGAGCGTGGTTGAGTGGTGGGAAGACATCCCGCGCGCTGAACCTTACACCTTTCGGATTGAAGTACAGAGCAGTGAGGGGGTCAGTGACGCTCTCTATCATCAGATCCGCCAGCTTACCGAGCGGGCCAAGAACCTGCGCAGCTATCTGAGCAAAATTGATGTGATGGCGAATGTAGGTATGGATGGGGCTTTTTATATTTCGGGTGCGACAACAGCGCATATCGATGTGGACATTTTTGCCGGGGAATCTCATGGCTGATTACTACTCAATTATCACTAACCGGGGCAAGGAACTGGAGGCGGAGGCGCTGGCCAGTGGTCGCCTGATTGTACTGACTCACTTTGTGGTGGGGGACAGTAATGGCAAGCAGGTCAAACCCGATCCGGCACAAGTCCGGTTGAACAATGAAACGTACCGTGGCGATATCGCTGAGCTGGTGGTGTCCCCGGAACAGTCCACGCAGTTAATGGCGAAAATCGTCCTGCCGACCGGGGTTGGTGGATTCACCGTTCGCGAAGTCGGTTTAATGACTGACGCCGGAGAGCTTTACGCGGTGGCAAACTGCCCCTCGATCGATAAGCCGGTTGGTGGTGTCAGCGTAAATATGCAGTTTCGTCTGGCGGTATCAGATACCTCAAATATCACACTGAATGTTGCAACAGGCGACGGCTTATTCCTGCGCATTGACCAGAACCTGAAAGAGATAAAAGCGCGGGGCGCGGAAGCACAAAAAACATCGCGTGAATCCATTGGTGTCCTCGATGGCACGACACAGCAAAGAGGGCTGGTTCAACTTAACAGCGCGGTGAACAGCACCAGTGAAACGCAGGCTGCCACCCCTGCGGCAGTTAAGATCGTAATGGATAATGCGAATGCGCGACTGGCTAAAGACCGAAACGGCGCTGATATACCGAATGTCGCATTATTTCTACAAAACCTTGGTTTGGTAGAAACGATAAATCGCGCAGCCGGTTCGCTGCAAAAAGACCAGAACCTGAATGATATCTCGGACAAAGTACAGGCGCGTAATGCGCTGCAACTAGGTACAGCCGCAACGCTCGACGCTACAACGTCGAGAAATGATAATACTCTCGGTCGTGTATTAAAGGTTGGCGACCGGAATTTGGGGGTAACTGTAATTCCCGCTTCACGCGGCTTTAATTTTAATTCGTATGAGTTTGCAGCAGGTGAAACCCTTTTCATTGAAGTAAATGCTGCAATCAATTTCCCCGCGGGAATGCCTGAGTTTGCAAATACGTTTGTTTATGTGAATGTTATCGGCATCCGTGATTCGGGTAATGATTGTGCGCTTTTGCTTTCCAGATACGATACAAATATAAGTTATCTGGCGTGGAGAATACACGAGGCAAATACTTCGATAAATTGGCGGGTACTAAAAATCCCGACAGCCGCTGCTGATATTGGTGCCATTCCGAAAGACCCCATTGGAACAATTGGGATTAACGGCAGGATGGCTTCTGCCGACACGCCTGGGTGGTGGTTAGTGAGTGTTGATAACGCAGACACTGTGGCTGATTTTCCTAAATACCCAAATGGTAACAGTCTGTATAGCTATGGTTTTATGTTTGTTGCACGTTCAGGAAGTGTATGGCTACAGCAATATTTCTCTCATACGGGGGCAAGTGCCAGTCGCCAGACGTGGAATGGAGACATGTCCGAACGTACGCCATGGATTATCGACTACAGCACAGCAAATAAGCCAACAGCCAGTGATGTAGGCGCATTGCCTATTACTGGTGGCGGGTTGAATGGCAATTTGGGTATCGGAACAACTAACGCTCTCGGCGGTAACTCAATTGTTTTGGGCGACAACGACACTGGTTTTAAACAAAACGGTGACGGCATTCTGGATGTTTATGCCAACAGTGTTCATGTTTTTCGATTTCTCCCTGGCTCTATTGAAAGTGGGGTGCCGTTAAAAGTTAGTGGAATTGAAGTTGCAACACAGGCATGGGTGCTACAGAACTTTGTCCAGAATATCGACCTGACGGCACCTGCTGAAGTTGGATTCTGGGATGGGCGGGGCTATCCGCGAGGGACGGATGGTGCAGCCATGTACAACTTTAATATGGTTGGTGGGAGCAGTAACGTCGGTAATTTCATCGTTCGTTATACACGAAAACAGGTGAATAACACCTGGTATGTAATTAACTAAAAGGGAATAAAAATGCAGAGTTTCGGTAAATTCACCCCGTATACACCTGATACCACCGACAGACCAAAGATTATCGACGGCCAGAACGTTCTGTTTTTACAGGATGACAAAGGTAATGACTGGTATGACGTAATTGAGTTTTTTGATGAGTCAAAGACGCTGAAAATCGGCTATGACGATGATGGCGCGGTAAGAACGTTCTCGACAAATATTCATGCATTCTTCCCGGTTAATCTGAGTGTTGCTGAGCTTCCAGCAACAAAAGATAATCTGCGCGTCACGCTGGGGGATGACTGGTTTTATAAAGACGGAAAATTGCAGCAAATCCGTAATCACCTGGCTGACGCAGAAGCGGAACGCGACCGCCGCATGGCTAAAGCTACAGCGCGTATTGACTGGCTGGAAGCTGCGCAAAAAGATGGTGATATATCAGCCGACGAAGAAACGGAACTGGCGGCGTTACGGGCTTATCGTACCGCGCTACGCCGCCTTGACTTAACTACAGCACCAGATGTTAAGTGGCCTGAATATTCGGTGGCGTAGGCCATTCAGGTTTTGAAGTATCTACCCGATTCACCATGACGCTGTAGTGCTCCCAGACTTCAAGCAAGGTGACTTCGTCACTGGTAGCAATACCCAGCTTAACCGCCCGTTCAAGCGGAGCAATTGTAGCCATAGCCTCTGACAGCAGGCCGGATTTTTTTCTTTCGGCCTGCTCTACTAACTCTGCCTGCGTATAAACACGAGGAGATACTTTCCCGTCCCGATACTGCCAGCCGCCATCGATCCAAACGTCATCGAATGACGTGGTGTACTCCACCTCTGCAACACTTTTGTCGACCGGCCAAAGCGTCGTTATGTCACGGGAAAAAGAGCGTATAATTCCCTCGTCATCAATGACAAGTTTCATAGTATCTGTGGCAAATTTCTTCTGTGCTGCATACCAGTCTGTTCCATCTTCTGACCGCAAAAACATTACGTTGTGCTTTTCTGCTAATTCAGCCTGTTCACCTTCCACAGGATGATAGCGAGTAAATCTTTTAAAAAACTGCATTCTTTATACCCGTCCAATTGTGAGCCAGTTACCGTTAATATTCTGCTGAATCCAGGTGTAATAAAATCCCTCGTTGTTGTCCCATTCCCCATTGACCTGAGAGCCAATTAGCACACCTCCGGCTGGCACCAGGCGCTGACCTGAGTTTTTCTCTGCGTCAATATAAGCCACGCCTGATTGTCGGATATTTTGGACAAAGTTTTGCGATACCCACGCTTGAGTTGCGTAATTATCTTTTGGCTGATAACGAGCATCAAAGTTTTCGTAGTTGCCTGGCAAAACCCGATTGCCGCATACCCAATCCGCGTCAGTATTCATGAAGGCCTGCCCATCACTTCCATTTGCTGTGCGGGACTTATTAATCATGTAAATGCCGAACTGATTATTACCCAGCCCGCCAATTATGAAGTGTCTGTCATGATGTTCCTGTCTGACAATTGCCGACGCGCCGTCATTGTCCACAGGTGTAACGTTGGTAAAACAAGGCTGCCTGCGCAAGTCTATCCAACTGCCAGTCCAACCAAATACCTGCACGGCATCAGGAACAACTCTCATCACCTGACGACCATTGGAATAACTATCAAGTACACCGTCGCCGTTCTGTTTTAAACCGGTATCAGCGTCACCCAAAACAATTGAATTCTCGCCCAGGACATTATCAACCCCAATACCAAGTGAGCTGCTAATCTGAGCACCACCGCTGGCGAGTAATTTATGTTGAATCATAACCTCACCCGTTCTCAGATTAATACTGAGTGGTCGAAGTGGGCCTATTTCGCCATTCTCCCCCTGATTTTCCAGCGTTGGGATAAGATGCAGGCTCTCTTCCGAACGCCGGAAAATCAGGCCTAGTTGTTCATCAAATATCCTCAGGGCATTAGCCCCATGGATTTTCAGTTCACCGAGCATTGTGTCGCCTGAGCGTTTCAAATCTCTGCGCCAGCCTGGTGAATAGGCATCACCATGATTAATATAAGTAAACTGAGCGCTGAGTGTTCCTTCCCCCGTCGAGGCTGTAGTGACACGAATGGTCATCGCGCCACGGTCGCCCATCACCTCGACTACAGCCCCAGCCAACTGGATATTTCCGCATCCTGTATCCGTGATAGTTCGGTTATCACCGTAAGACCATGAACCTTTGCACATCCAGTATGGATGATTAAATGCCCCCTGATTTTCAAGCCAAACAATAAACTCCGCAGTAGTCCAGTTGCCGCCTCCACCAATGCTTATTCCTCCACTGAAAGCCCTCGCAGCACCGATATTTCGCACGAACCAATCAGGTTGTGGCACATCCGCGCCGTTCTGGTCTTTTTGCAGTGATCCAGCCGCGCGATTTATCGTTTCTACCAAACCAACATTTACGAAAATGAATATTTCAGGTGCAAATGGCATGATCCCGGCTTTTAGCGAAGGGATTGATCATGCTGATAGGCTATGTACGGGTGTCAACAAATGACCAGAACACAGCATTGCAGAGAAACGCGCTTGAGTGTGCAGGATGTGAGCTGATATTCGAAGACAAGATAAGTGGAAAAACGTCAGACCGACCAGGCTTAAAAAAGGTGCTCAGAACATTATCAGAAGGTGACACGCTGGTGGTCTGGAAGCTGGATCGTCTCGGTCGTAGTATGCGGCATCTTGTCGTGTTGGTCGAAGAAATGAGGGAACGCGGCATAAACTTCCGTAGCCTGACCGACAGTATAGATACCTCCACACCGATGGGACGCTTTTTCTTTCATGTCATGGGAGCGCTTGCGGAGATGGAGAGAGAGCTTATTGTTGAGCGAACACGGGCTGGTTTAGCAGCTGCGCGCGAAGATGGTCGGATCGGCGGCAGACGGCCAAAGTTAACTGCTGAAGAGTGGGCTCAGGCTGGAAGGTTGATTGCTGCTGGAGAGTCACGAAAACGTGTGGCTATAATTTATGATGTAGGGGTGTCAACGCTATACAAAAAATTTCCTGTGCGGTGTTGAGAAGACGCCACCGCGTCGTCGTATGCAAGAACGGGCGGCGGCGGACTGGCGAACGTTCGATAGTGCGAGTATTGAATGATTGCCAGTCACGGCGGATTGTACTTAAGCGATATGATGGTTCAAGGCGTTTAATCTGAAACCAGCCACATATCAGCCTCTTCAAACATTTCCTGAACAGTACGGCTTATCTGTTCCTTCTCATGCTTGCTGGCGTCAGTGTTGATCGCCGGCAGTGTCATCATCGGTTTAACCCGAACATCAGCATCGGGGAAGATCCGGTGAACCCTCTTACTCAATTCGCCCAGAATGATATCTTTTGCACCAGGCAGACCATCAAAATTCCTTTTGTCATAAACGAGTTCCACGAACATTGCTCATTGCTCCTTTACTGGATGAATATACAGTATTTATACTGTGTTTTTATCCGGTATTCAAGAGAGGTCGTAAACATGGGCTTTCCTTCACCTGCGGCAGATTATGTTGAAACACGAATCTCCCTCGATCAGCAGTTAATCAGCCAGCCTGCAGCGACTTATTTCATGCGGGCATCGCGTTCACATTTCAGGGAAGGGATAATCCAGGGAGCGTTGCTTGTTGTGGATGCGTCACTTACTGCCTGCGATGGTTCACTGCTGATATGTGCAATCGACGGGGAATTCAGGATCAAGCGATACCGAACTCACCCTCAGCCCCACCTGATAAATCTGGAGAACGGGAGAAGGGAAGCGCTGCCAGTAGATGATGACGCTTACAGTTCTGCACCCGCAATATTCGGAGTGATTACGTACATCATTAATGATGCTAGGAATGCGGAGTTTGATGATTGTCCTGCTATATAATAAAAAAAGGCCCTGGGGGAAACCAGGGCCTTTGCTTAATGAAGATTAACCACGATACTTAGAAACTGGAATCTTGATCGGAAAGGCGGAAAGACCTTTCTGATGAGCGAAGATTCGCTTACCCTTTACAGTAATAAAAGGGCGATAAATAGTGATATACTCTTCGTTACTGGCGTTTGTAATACTCATGTATAGGTACCTTTAAAGTTTCGCTGTTGACAAAACCTAAGGTAAGCGTATACTCACAACCGCCAAGTTTTTCGTATTCGCTTACGATAGGAGAAGCCAGCGACAGCGGTTCGCTGGCTTTTTCGTTATCTTTTAACATTTTTTCTCATCCACGTTTCAGCTGCCTGCAAGCTAACCCCGAATGTTATGCTAACGTCCTCAGCATTCATCGCTGGAGAGACTAATCTTGCATCTATAAGGAAATGGCTGGCAAAGACATCTGCTTGCCACTCACTGTCCTCATAAATTTTGTGTCCACCATTGCTCTTACTACGAGCGTATGCCCCTTGATTGCGGTGCATAATCAGATGACCAATTTCGTGTGCAACAGTAAATCGTGCATGATTTTCTCCACAACAGAGGGCATCATAAACAGACTGTTGCAAAACAATCTTGTTTTTGTCTGGGTAAGTCACTGCGTACCGTTTAGGCAACTCGTGATCTTCCACAATTTCAAGGTCGATGCTTTCTGAGGCCATAAGACCTTCTAGCAATACATCCAGTCTCAGATATGTATGATTCGATATCTGAAGAACATCCCTCAAACGCTGCGCATAAGATTTAATCATGTCATTGCTGAGAGGTGAAACGCGATGGCCAAGTTCTCGTTTCGCAATAGTCATCATCTAGTCCTTTAACATTTTGTTGAGTTTATCAAGCTGTTCAGGACTCAGATCTTTGAACTTACGGGCAAAGACAAGCATCAATTCTTTATTCTGATCCTCTGCATCGGACATATCGACTTTCAGTGATGGTTGAGAAATCTCAGCCTGTTTCCTAAGGTCGCTGGCTTCTTGACCACTTAATCCGAATGCAGCAGCTACTGAATTTACTAATGAGTCAGGTATGGCTCGCTTACCTAATTCAATGGCTGACAAGTAAGCTGAGCTCACCCCCAACATATCAGCCATATTCTTGAGTACCATACCCCGGTCTATTCTCAGTTTTCTGAGAGCTTTACCAAAGCTAGTTACCATGTTGTGCCTCCTACAAGTCCTGCTTACTTTATACTGAAAGCTAAACTCAAAATCAACAAAATCTGTAGAAATTTTTAAGCTCAACGTGTGCACTTAATTTACAAATTTTTTTCTCAAAGTGCAATGCTTAACCAAAAATAACTATATATTGTATGTGCGTTGGTTTTTGTGCCTGCATATAGTTCACTATCAACCACTATCTTTCAGAACCATGCATTGTGTTTACAGCAGTTCTGGGAAAGAAGAACGGAGAGGTTGGCGATGTGAGTGTGGTTGTTTTTTGAACGGTTCGGGGTTAGGGGGAATTCATCCTAAGTATTCGATTTTTCAGTTTTGTAGGAAAATGCGACTTATTACTATACCCATGACAATTTTGCTGCCGACGGTATAATCAAAAAAAACTAAGGAGGGGTAGCGTGCAAAAAAACTTGTTACAACTTTGCTACGAAGGGGAGTGTGGCGAAAATTACATTCGTAGTATGAACGAAAAAGGACAGCTTTTTGTTTCACTCTCGGACGTTTTGAAGACTCTTTCAGCAGAAAACAGAAAGCTTGATGGTAAAACATCCCAAAGTCTTATCACTGTTCTTAAAGCAGTAATTAAGACGCTAGATCCAGATGAATTCAGAAACGTTCCTCTTATTGTAGATGGCGAGACAATTTCTGAAACTTTCCTCACTGAGCCAGGTTTATACAGGGTCCTTGCTCAAGATACGACGGCAGCAGGGAAAAAATTCCAGCGCTGGCTCTTTCATAGTGTTCTGCCCTCAATTCGCGAGTTTGGTGTTTATCCGCCCCCTCCTAAGCAGGAACGTTCGGAACTGAGTGCTTTCGCAAATAGTCTTCAGCAAACAGTTCAAGCTTTAGTGATGGAGATTGAAAGGCGTGAAGAACTCGAGAGCCGGGTAAACCAGGTTGAACTAAAAGTTAACTCGTTAGAAAGTTTAAGGGATTTATCAAAATTCAGGAGTGTTCCGCAACGCCTGTTAGAACTTGGCCTTGAGGGATACTCTGTCGAGGAGATCTGGCAGTGGTGTGAGAAACTACGTAGCGAAACTGGTGCCGAGAAGATTAAATGCCCTTCAGGGATTAATATCAACACTTGCTATCCATTGGCTCTGGTTGATGAAGCAATCACACTGTATCAAAAAGTTATCGAGGCAAGAATTCGACTTTGA